GGGAATCGGGTCGGTGCCATTCGCATCACCCACGCCCATTTCGGTGAGTTTCCAGGGGATGCCCAGCGCGTCCGCGTTGGCCTGTTTGGCTTCACCGACAGCGGTGAGAATCGCAAAGAACTGAGAGTTGGGATCGATCATGGGTAGATGTCCAGTGTGTCGATGGAGTGTTCCCGGCCAGCGGCGCCGATGTAGCACGTGAGGTTGATAACCCCTGGTACTGGCGGATAGATGTCGAGGGTGTCGATGGTGTGTTCGCGCCCAGGTGCGCCGATTACGCCTGTGGTGACGATGTCGCGGAGGACCGGGGGATATACGTCGATTTCATCGCCGTCGTATGTGTTGGCGAAAATGTTGATGCCACCGGTGGTTTCGAGGCTGATGGCCAGGCCAGTCAGGTGGCGCGTAACGGGCCTGGCGTCGTCAATCAGCCAGGTCAGCTCCTCGTACATTTCCTCGGTGATGCCCGTTTCCAGAACGCCCACCTTGATGGCGAACGTGCCCGGTACGCCGTTCGGTGTGGTTTGCCACCACTCCAGCACTTCAATCAGGTAGCCGAGCGGTTCCACAACGCGGCGCAAAGCGCCGATGGTGCCTTTACGCGAGTGGACGTAGTGCGATGACCGGATAGCTGCGCGTTTCGCCGCTTCGGTCCACTTGCTGTCCCAACGATCCACCGAGAACGCCCAAGCCAGATAGGGCAAAAGGTCGACGGGGCAGGTGTTGGGATTGCAGAGCTGTCGCAAAGCAATAGGGACGCTCTGGATCTGTGCGAGTGCCTGAGCCGCCTGGCACTCAAGCGGCGTGGCATTGGCTGGCAACAGATGCAGCAGAGCCATTACTCAGCGCCTCGAGTCAGTTTGATGTCCGTGCAGAATGGGGCTTGAGCCTTGGTCGCGACGATGTCCACCCAGCCTTCCAGTTCGACTTTGCGCACGCCTTCGACGTGGAGCGCGGCATGCAGGGCGGATTCCGAGACCTCCATGCCCAAGCGGCGCCGTTGATGAACGTAGGCCAGCAGACGCTGTTCGGCAGCAGCCAAGATAGGCTCCGACTCCGGGCCGCTCGACAGCAGATAGAGCTTGGCTTTGACCTGATAATTCAGGATCTGCGCGCCCTGAACGGTGAGACGGTCGGCTACCGGCCGGCGGTCATCGTCGCTCAGGTAAGCGTTGACGATGGCGAGCAGCTCGGGGGGCGCCGTCCCATCGCCCAGTAATGACTGTACCGTGACCACGGCGACAGCAGGCAAGGGGCTTTCGGCTGTCGCGTCGGCCACTCGACCATCCGCAGCCCTGGCGTGGAAGATGTAACTGTTGCGTGGGCCGGCAGTGCTCAAGCCTTCCCAGGCCATTTGCGCACGCTCGCGCAGGCTATCGTCGCCTTCCATCAGCTTTGGGATCGGAGGCACAGCGTTGGCTTTGCCTTCCTGTATCACCAGGCGCTTGACGTTGAAGTTTGCGGCTAACTGCTCCAGGTCAGTGCCCCGCGCAGTGGCGAGCAGATTGGCAAGCGACGCTTCGTTGACCCGCTGACGCCAGACGGTCTCGCGGTAGGCATTCTCCTGCAGCAGTTTCGTCAGTGGCTCCGACTCCATTTGCAGGCGTGCCGCGATTTGGGCCTGCTCTTCGACCGGCCAGAGGCTGATCATGTACGCCCTTCGCTCGGACAGGATCTGTTCGAAGTCGATTTGTTCGACGATCTGTGGCGGCGGCAACTGGCTGAGATCAATGGCAGCGAAGCTGTTCATACACTGGCTCCCAGCTGCAGCGGCACGCTTAGGCTCAGCGGTTCATTGGTGTCCACCACAGAACCCTCCAGCTCGATCGAGGCCTGGCCTTGCATGTTCGCTCCCGCGAACTGCACGCGGCTCAAGCTGATTCGGGGTTCCCAACGCATAAGGGCCATGACCGTGGCTGCATAAACGCGCAAACGGTTGACGTCGTTGAAGGGGTGGTCGATTAGCTCGGGCACCAAGCTGCCGTATTCCCGGCGCATTACACGCGTGCCAATGCGGGTGGTCAAAATGTCAGTGATCGTCTGACTGATGTGCTCTCGCTCGCTGATTGCGGCGCCGGTATGTCGATTCATAGTGGGATGGGTGCCCCGGATTGATCGCCGCCGGCCTTGACGCCGGTGTGCGGGTGTTTGACCAAGCTGACGCCGGCTGCAACCACGTCAATCGAAACGTCAACCCGGCCGGTGACGGTCTGATTTCCGGTCTGGATGTAGTCGCCCAGGTGCGTGATGTCGCCCACCAGGTTGATGCCGCCTTTGCTGATCAGATTGGTGGTGCCGCCGTCGACCAGCGTGGCGTTGAGGTGGTGGGCGACGCTGTCGTACTCAATAACCGTACCGTCCCCGTAGGTACGACGGTGTAGTCCGGCGCGATTGCCGTTGGCGGGGATGTGGTCACTGAATACGCCCGTCACGGCTATCCCGTTGGCGAGCTGGCCGGATGGACTGACCAGCATCACTTGCTCCCCGACGGTGGGCGGGTCCCACTCGCGATCAGCCCCGGCACGCAAAGCGAGCCAAGGAAGCCAGGCGGTGGTCAGCTTTCCGGTTGTTACCTGCACGCGCGGGGGCTCCATCTGCACGGCGGCGATGACGCCAAAGCGGATGAGGTTTTCGAGCAGGCGGGCGAGGGCGGCTAAATCGTTCATGGCGCCGATGGTGGCGCCACGCGCGTGCGGGCGCAGCTACGGCGCCTTGTAGGAAGGGGGCTTACAGTGTCAGGTGGGCCAATAAGCTGTCGCGTATCAAATCGAGATCTTCGTCCGTAAAGCCCAATACTTCACGCTGTTCATAGCGCACTTCGGGCGCGTCTCGCTCCGCGCGGTCCTTTAAACCGAGTTGATGAACTCTGGCGATCCGGGCAATGCGCCCTGTGAAACTAACGATAGCGGCGTCGCTATCGCCTCGAGCTTTCATGTACGTCGCGGTGCGCAGCTTTTTGAACATCTCAACCTTGCGCCGGATGCGGCCTTGCTTACCGCGCAAGTCCCGCTTTTTCCGAGGTGCGAATTTGCTGCCATCCGGATTTTGCTGCATCAGCACCCGCTTCTGCTGGCTACGTCGCAGGTCCTGAGCGATGGAGCGGGCGAGTTGATTGCGGGCGGCTGGCTGCAGTTGCTCCAGCAGCCCAGACGCCCAGGTCTCAAGCGCTTCCAGCTTATTTGTCATCGGGAACCATCCATTCGCTGGCGTTGCCTTGGGAACCGGGTATCCAATGCGGATCGAGATAACCAGCCACACGTTGTGGCTCACCGACATGGCGAACAGTGGTTTTACCTTGCTCATCCGTGCCTACCACCACCCGTTCCGTCAGGCGCAACGTGAGGCCGAGATCAACTTTTTCTTTATCAAGAATGTCGGCTTCGAACTGAATACCGGTCTGCATTTTTTCGTAGTTCTCCAGCAGCTCCGGTTGGTTGATGCTGATCCACCCCAGTACGGGCAGCATCACGCTGTCAGGGTGGCCCGCAAAGGCGGTCAAGATGATCTGCAGATCATAGCTGTACTCAAAAGAAAGGGTCGCCGCAGCGGTGCAGCGCACCTTGCCGTTGTCGATAAAGATCAACAGCAGGTCGGGGTTGTGCTTCAAGTCGGCAACGGTGGCCAGCAGGTGAGCGCGCAGGCTTTCGTGCTTGTTCATGGGTGGGCCTGCTGGTGTTTGTAGACCATGTCGACCTGTGCGGCGCACTCGGCCCAGGCGGCTTCGACGCGGTCCTGGTCGATCAACTGGTCGCCATTAACGAGCGGGCTTGTCGCTGGCAGTTGGCACGGCACCACGGCCGGACAGCCAGTCACGGTAAGCTGCGGCGCCGGTGAGGGCGGGGCGTTCACGCAGCCGGCGAGCAGCGTCAGGCAAAGGCCGAGCAGCCCAGTCGCGTAGTTCGTCGTTTTCACGTTTGAGTTCCTCTATGGTTCGTGCGCGCTTTGCCAGGGCCTGGCGCAGTTGATCCTGCTGGGCGCGCAGGGCGGACTGGGTTTCGCGCTCCTGCTGCAGGGTGATCGTGAGAGTGTTGACGGTCGCCAGGTTGCGATTCGCGTCCTTGCGAGCG